GGTAAGAGACGACAGTCCCACGGTCAATAAGCTGCTTACCGACGCAAGCGTCTCCTGAGTTGAGCAGTCCATAGCCGGTTTCTTGAAACTCGAACCATTGATTGCGGACGGTTCCTACTCCGCAGCAATCGGCGACAGACTCGATGGTTTCGATCTGACGCGGCCATGTGATGCAACCGCCGACCGTATGAATCGTGAATCGTCCGTACGCACCGGCCCACAACCCCTTGTGTAGAAGCCTTCGACACGCTTGGTTGATGTAGTCGTAAACGCGCTGATCATCGACACATACGCCGATGACCCGAGCGATAGTCGAGCGGATGTCCTGAACGATTAGCTTCATTTGGTGTAGTAGACTCGGGCTGACCGCTTGATGAAGTACACACCGTAAAACGGCGGAAGGTTGTTGTGGCCGATGGCGTTCTGGCTGTCGTTACCAGTCTTGTCCGCGTTGGTTGTTCCAACTTCACCAGTCGTAATACTCGGTCCTGCTCCTCCGCCACCCGTTCCAGCGGCACCCTGAATAATCTTGGAGGGATAAGATCCGAGGCCGGACCAAGTTTTTCCAACAAGGTAATAGTCGTCGTTGTTGGGGATGGCCAACTGAGCGACGCCGTGCGTGTGTTCGTTAAACGGGGTTTCCGCAACGATCAGCGTGTGCTTGTCCTCACCGGCAACAGATGTGGTCGTTGAGGTGCCATTGACATTCACCGTACCACTCGCCGCAAACGCTCCAACGCCAACCGGGAATCGAGCATCGAAAGCCGTGTCAACCTCCCACATCGGGCCGGTCATTACGTTGGTTGAAGTGGCGGTTCCGTCGCCACCGTCGTAGGTCAAAACATCAGCGGCAGTGCCAACAAAGATTCGACGCTCAGGTCCATTGGCAGGAGTTGGATGTTTTCTCGCCCAATAACCGTTGATGCGAATAAACCAGTTACCATCCTCATCCAGCCACGGATAAACCTGATTGTTCAGCGCAGGTATCGAAGATCCGAAATTGAAGAACGAGTTTCCAATCGAGCTGTTAAACGTCGCCTGAGTGCCGCTGATGATATCGTTGGCCAACGTCTGGTAATTCAGCGGACAATATCCAACCGGAAGACTCGGCGGAGTGAGCGTGATGAGCGTAAGGTTTGGCATAATTGTTAGGCTATTCCGATGTGTAGGTCAGCGGGTTGATATCGCAGACATCAAGCGGTGTGCAGGCAGGGAAGACTGTCCGGCACTCTCCAACGCTCGACTCTTGGATGTCGTAGGCGTGAACTCGAAGACTCTTAATCCGGCAATATCCGATAATATTCAGCGACACCTGAACCTCGTAAAGATTCCGAGCGGGAGTACTAATCGTCGCGTTACACGGCGCATCCGATGGAGTCGGGAAGCGCATCTTGGGCCGGTACTGCGGCTTGAAGTTCGTAATCGGACAAAGATCCAAGCACTGTGTAACAGTCGCGCATTCGGAGAAATCAGCCCACTCGATCCAACCGGGATACTGGTCCGGTCGATAGGTGACGCTGAACGAGACATCACCTTCCAACTTGTCGATGAACAAGTCGCCAGAATCGAGACGCTTCAGGCCGAACGGAACCTCGAAGTTGTAGGCGCGAGTCTGCACCTGCCACTCGATTTCCTTCTTAGGAGTCGCACTCAAGTTCATGTCGAACTTGTCGTGCTTTGTAATTTCCCAAATCTGAATCGTGTCATCCGAACCGCGAGCGATTGCGAAGCAGTTGTCGCCGTAAGCGTTCTCGGTCTTTACGAGCTGCAACACGTTCAGGCCGGTCCAGATGCCAGACCATGCTGGAGGAGCCTTCTTCCGCATCGAGGTGACAAGCTCCATATCCAGCACGGATATGGCCTTATGAATCACACCCTCCGAATTGAAGCGAGGCTGAGAAGTCATCAGCACCCGATTGTCAAAAACGACGGCAGAACTGGCCCACAAAAGACTTGTTTGATCGTTCTCAACAATGGGCGTCATCTCGCCGCTGATGGGGGTGTTACCCCAGTCGCTGAACGACCGACGAGCGATGATGAACGAGCGAATGCCGTCGATAGCTCGGTAGAAGACATCGCCATTGACGGTGATGGCCGACCGTGCGCCTAGCGCGCCGCTGGTCAGCAAGCTGATAGCCTGAATGGGATAGTTCAGGTTCTTCCAAACATCGCGGTCTACAGGGGCTTGGACGCTAAAAACGTATCGAGGCGTAAAGACAAGAAGCGGTCCTTGGCCAAGCGACGTATCTGGATCGCCGGGGACGGCCATTGCTGTGATGCCTCCTGAATCCGACGGAACCGAAAAATCTCCGCCTTCATTAAGGAAGGTGTTCTCGGTTTCTTTGAGAACGCTGGCTCGCGTACCGTCTCCATAAACAATGTCAGTGGCTCGGAATGAAAATCCGTTCGGAAGCGCGTACCAGATACGGCCATTGACGTAGGCCATAACTCTGCCGGTCTTAATCTCGTCGTCCTTCGCTCGACGCAGACTTGTCCCGTTGAAGATCAGCGGCTTGCTGAATCCATCTTGAATGACGACGAAGTTCTCAGCCTGAACCATCCAGCCATCGAGCAGGTTGGACGGATTCTCTAGGTCAGCGGAAACTGTGAGGTCTTGAGCCTTATTCTGAAGGCAGTCGTAAAGCCACACTTTACCACTGATCATCAGTAGAATGAACGTGCGTCCATCGTCCGAGATGTATGGCAGCGCACATTGGAACGTGCCGGTCAGACCCTGAGGACCGTAGCAATCCTCCGACCATCCATCCGCCGTTACGTTCGTCTGGTCAGCGGTAATCTCGGCATTATCTGCCGTAATCGTGACGCAGAGGTCGTAGTCTTTCTGGGTGAAACCAGGGCGAGGAGCTATGAACCCCTCGCGAAAGTTGGCATTAACAGCGAACGCAACCTGATTCTTGTCCACCTCGGAAGGCATCACGCCAGCATCAATGCCACCCTCGAAGGTGACAGATCCGTCCGTGTACCTGCGTGGTGCGCGTTCGCTCATGGTTTAAGTCTGAATCCGCTGGACGGAGAATGAGGAGCCACTTGCAACGTTTACGTCATGCCCAGTTGTTTGAACCAGCACCTCGTAATAATCGGTTATTGCTGTGGCTTGATCGATGTATGAAACTGAAACTGGAGTAAGGCTTTGAGTGACAGAATTTGTGGCGTTGAACTGCAAACTCTGAAAAATATTCGTTATCCCATTTTTTCTTAAAAACACAATAACCTGAGCAGTTCCGCCACCTCCCAGTAAATTTAAAAGCAAGTCAATATTGTAGTAGCCAGTGTAGGGAACCGTAAACCGGCCAGTGGCAGCGGTAAAACCAGAAGATGGGTCAAGCGAGGTCCAAGATCCTGACGGAAAGTCCGCTAGGCTGTATGGATTTTTTGTCGTACCAGAAACGATTAAATTGCTTACAATCACCCTCCGCGTAAACGTGACGTAGCTGAACGGAACAATCGAAGGCGCGGACAGCGTGATGTTTCCAGCAGAATTCGTGACGACAATCGGAGCGGTTCCGACGATTTCTTTCTGGAGATAGGCGGCTCCATCGCCAACCAGAATCTTGTTTGCCGGAGCGGTCGTCAGGTTCGTCCCACCCTTGGCAATAGGCAACGTGCCGCTGATGTCGCCAACCGGAACAGTCGCAACGGTCGAGACGACGCCAGCACCGCCAGACCCAGCGGTCTTCATGTAACCGGCGGCAAGCGAATCAAGAGCCGTCTCGTTCGTCAGCGTCGCATCTGCTGTTCGGCAAATGTAGGAAGCTCCAACCGGCGCACCGCCCGAAACACCAGCAGCACCCGTAGGACCAATCGCCCCAGCAAGCGTGATGAGCGAACCGGGAGGAATCAGTGTAGTCGGAACCGCATTGGCAATGCCGAGAACGCCAGGAGCAGGATTCTGCAAGGTCAGCAGCAGGCCATCGACCGAGGTAACCTGCATGTACCCAAGACCTTGAATCGAAACGAAGAACTGTCCGGCGACTGATTCAGGCAAAAACTCGGTGTTATCGACCGCAACCACAACCGATGCTCCGAGAGCGGGGACAAAAAATGCCGCAGTGGTGTAGGTGAACGAATCAATCCCGTTCGTGCCATTGGTGCCGTTTGCCCCCGCTGCCCCTTGAGGACCGGGGATATTCACGACTACCGGCTCGGAGTCGCAAGGCTGGCAACAGCCGGATGAAGAAACAAG